CGATTTCCATTTCACCCGAACAAGCACAGTTTCTTGAAACACGCAAATTCCAAATTAACGAAATAGCTCGAATTTTCAGAGTTCCGCCTCATATGGTTGGTGACCTTGAGAAGTCGAGCTTTTCAAATATAGAACAGCAATCGTTGGAGTTTGTGAAATACACGCTAGATCCGTGGATTGTTCGATGGGAACAGGCACTTTCTAGGTCTTTGCTAAACGCAGATGAAAAGAAGGAGTATTTCTTTAAGTTCAACCTTGAAGGCTTACTTCGTGGAGATTACGCATCTCGTATGAGTGGTTATGCAACAGCTCGTCAAAACGGATGGATGAGTGCAAATGACATACGAGAGCTAGAAAACATGGATAGGATACCTACCGAGCTTGGTGGAGACCTATATCTAATCAATGGCAATATGCTTCCGCTTGGCGATGCAGGAGCTTATGCAAATAAAAACAAGGAGGAAAATGCCGATGAAGAAGTTTTGGAATTGGAAAAACCAGGACGAAACGCAAGAAAGAGTCCTAGAACTTAACGGAACGATAGCAGAGGTTTCTTGGTTTGACGATGATATTACACCAAAGATGTTCAAAGACGAGCTTTATGCAGGAAGTGGTCCGATTACCATTTGGATAAATAGTCCTGGTGGTGACTGTATTGCTGCCTCGCAAATCTACTCGATGCTTATGGACTACAAGGGTGATATCACAGTTAAGATTGACGGAATTGCTGCTAGTGCTGCTTCGGTTATTGCAATGGCAGGTACGAAAGTAATCATGTCACCTACGGCTCTTTTGATGATTCATAATCCTTCAACCACATCTTCGGGTGACCACCAAGTAATGACAAAGGCAATAGAACTTTTGGAAGAGGTAAAAGAGTCTATTATCAATGCCTACGAAATTAAGACGGGTTTGTCAAGAACGGTGCTTAGTCACATGATGGATGCGGAAACATGGATGAATGCAAAAAAGGCAGTAGAGCTTGGGTTTGCTGATTCTATCTTAGAAGACGAGAAGAAAAACAAGCCTACCGATGAAGCGTTTATGTTCCAAGCACAGGTTTTTGAAAAAGAACTAATCAACAAAATTTCAGCAAAACAAACGGTAACTCTACCTACCGAACCAAAAGGTAGAAATATCTCAATGCTCAAAAACGAGCTAAACAAAATCAAAAAATATATTTAACGGAGGAATTTAAAATGACTATTACTGAACTTAGAGAAAAGAGAGCGAATACTTGGAAGGCTATGGAAGGTTTCCTTGATTCGCACAGAAACGATCAGGGTGTACTTAGTGCAGAAGATGATGCTATTTACACCAAGATGGAAAAGGAACTTGAAACCTTTACTAACGAAATCAAGCGTATGGAAAGAAAAGAGGCAATGGAGGCAGAGCTTAATAAGCCTGTCACTGCACCTTTGACTGCAAAACCTATGAACACTAAAACCGAGGATGAGAAGGTAGGACGTGCATCCAACTCTTATAAAAAGTCCTTCTGGAATGCTATGAGAGCAAAAACGGTTCGTCCTGATGTTGCCGATGCACTTAGAGTAGGTTCTGACCCTGAAGGTGGATACCTTGTACCTGATGAGTACGAAAAGACCCTTGTAGAAGGTCTTGAAGAGGAAAACATCTTTAGAAAGATTGCAAAGGTAATCACTACGTCTTCTGGTGATAGAAAAATTCCTGTTGTTGCATCTAAGGGTACTGCATCTTGGGTGGACGAGGAAGGTCTTATCCCTGAAAGCGATGATGCATTCACTCAGGTATCTATCGGTGCGTACAAACTTGGTACTACGATTAAGGTATCTGAAGAGCTTTTGAACGATTCCGTGTTTGACCTTGAGTCTTACATTTCTAAGGAGTTTGCAAGACGAATTGGTAGCCGTGAGGAAGATGCGTTCTTCAATGGTGACGGTGTTGGTAAGCCTATCGGTATCTTCAATGCAACGGGTGGTGCAGATGTGGGTGTAACTACTGCGAGTGCAACTGCTATCACTGCCGATGAACTTATCGACCTTTTCTATTCCCTTAAAGCACCTTATAGAAAGAATGCCGTATGGGTTCTTAACGATGCAACCATTAAGGCAATCAGAAAACTTAAGGACAACAACGGTAACTACTTGTGGCAGCCTGCACTTACTGCTAATACGCCCGATACCATTCTTGGTAAGCCTGTATTCACTTCGAGCTATGTTCCTACCATTGCGGCAGGTGCAAAGACTATCGCATTCGGTGATTTCTCTTACTATTGGGTAGCTGATAGACAGTCTCGTAGTTTCAAGAAGCTTACTGAACTTTACGCTGCAACTGGTCAGGTCGGCTTTGTTGCTACTCAAAGAGTGGACGGTAAACTTATCCTTTCTGAGGCAATCAAGGTACTTGCACAGAAGGAGTAATCAAATAGGAGGTGGCAGTTATGATGGCTAGAGATTTACTTGCAAGGGTGAAAGAAAATTTAATCATTACATTCAATGACGATGACAGTCTTATTCTCGGTTTCATAACTGCCGCCATATCCTATGCGGAAAGTTATCAACACTTAACCGAAGGCACATACAAGCACTTCCCAATGCCGCCTACCACACAACAAGCTGTCATTATGCTAGCATCCTACTTTTACGAATCTCGTGATGGTAGTACGGGTGGGTTCTTTGCTAACTCACCTCAAGCAGCAGACCAAGTGTGGAAGACGGTAAATATCTTATTGCGACTAGATAAGCGTTGGGAGGTGTAGGTATGGCTTTGGGACAAATGAATAAACCTGCATTGCTCTGCGAAAAGGTGTTTGTGACCGATTCTGAGGGCTTTTCTACGCCCAACGTTTGCATTTTAGCCAACCTTCGAGTGTTTGTTGAAGGACGTCACGGAAGCGAAAGGTGGGCGAATTTGGCGGCTTTTAGCGAGGCAACCGAACTGTTCCGTTTCAGGAAAATACCTAACCTTAAAATCACAACTAAGCAATACATCATTTTTGAAGATGAAGAGTACAATATCCTTTCGGTTGAGGACATCAAAGGAAGGAATATGTATATTGAAGTTTTGGCAAAAAAGGTGGTGGCATCGGGTGGCTAAATGTATTTGCAAATTGCCTGAAGACTTACTTAAAAAGCTCTCAAAACTAGGCAGCAAAATGGATGACGTTAGTGAAGTTGTGCTTGAGGCTGGCGGTGAGGTTGTTTTGGATAAAGTTAAAAGCAATCTTGAAAGCGTACTAAGTGGTGAATCTACAGGTGAACTTGTAGGTTCGCTTGGCTTAACCAAAGTTAGAGTTGGCAAGGATGGTAATCACAACATCAAGGTTGGTTTTGCCGAGCCAAGAAAAGATGGTAAGTCAAACGCTATGATAGCCAATATCCTTGAGTATGGCAAAAGCGGACAAGAGGCTCGACCTTTTCTTAAACCTGCAAAGAAGCAATCAAAGAAAGCGTGCATAGATGTTATGACACGAAAACTTGAGGAGGAGCTAGATAAGATATGAGTATTTTAGCAGATGTGAAATTGCTGTTTGAACCACTAGACTTGCCTATTGAAACGGGCGTGTATAAAGGTGATGCAGTGGACTCTTATATCGTTCTTGTTCCTATGTCGGACGGGTTCGTTCTTCATGCGGATAACGTGCCAAACGGTGAGGTGCAAGAGCTACGAATTTCACTTTATTCAAAGAGCAATTATAGGAAAATAACAAACCAAATCGTGAAACTTCTTTTAGAAGCAGATTTTACGATTACTGACCGAAGATATATCGGTTACGAAACTGAAACAGGATACTACCACTATGTGGTAGACACCGAAAAAAATTACGAACTGGAGGATTAAAAATTATGGCAACAATCGGTCTTGATAAACTGTATTATGCAAAAATTACCGAAGCTGAAAATGGTGATGAAACCTATGGTACTCCCATTCAGCTTGCTAAGGCTATCTCGGCAGACCTTTCGGTAGAACTTGCTGAGGCTACTCTTTATGCTGACGATGGTACGGCAGAAGTGGCAAAGGAATTCAAATCAGGTACTCTTTCGCTTGGTATTGATGATATCGGCAACGTGGCAGCATCCGACCTTACGGGAGCAACCATTGATAAAAACAATGTAGTGGTTTCCGCATCAGAGGATAACGGTTCACCTGTAGCCATTGGTTTTAGAGCTAAGAAAGCAAACGGTAAGTATCGTTATTTTTGGCTTTATAGGGTTGTGTTCGGTATCCCTGCTACAAACCTTGCTACAAAGGGTGACAGTATCACTTTCTCTACACCGACCATTGAAGGAACGGTTCTTCGTAGAAACAAAGCAGATACTCGTGGTAAACATCCTTGGAAGGCAGAGGTTACCGAAGGCGATACTACAAGCACAACTACAATT